CCGATGCGGAGAATGCCGTAGACGATGGGATCCGGGTTACTTCCTCGCTGCTGTTTCAGCGCAAGGTGATGATTCACGAGAGCTGCAAAGGACTCCGTCAGGAGCTTGTCACCTACATCTGGGATGAGAAGGCGAGCAAGCGGGGCGAGGAAAAGCCCATAAAGGTTCATGACGATAGCGTGGATTGCCTGAGGTATGGGCTGTTCACCAAGGTCCCGGCATGGCGCGTTACCGCCGCCGCATAGAGAGAATTCATGTCCAGCAAACGAAACAATGCGAGATTCCGCGAGCGGAAGGCAAAGTCCATGGATACCGCCGAATTTGTTTCGTCCGATGGGCTTCAGGGTAGCTCCGCGCAGGCCACGGATGCCTTTGCTAATGCCGCAGCCCGGATGGGTTGGGGAACGAATAGCCTTGCTGAAGGGACCGAATACCCGCTCGTGCGGCTTTCCCTGAACTACATGCTGCTGGTATCGCTCTACCGGAACCACTGGCTGGCACGGCGCATCGTCGATGGTCCCGCACAGGATATGTTGCGCTCCTGGCCGAAGCTGACTTGCAAACTGAAGCCGGATGACATCAAGGCCTTCGAGCGAACGATTGATCGCACTGGTACGCAGACCAAGGCTCTCACCGCTCTGAAGTGGGGAAGATTGTTCGGCGGCGCCGGCGCTCTGATCGTCATCAAGGGGCATGAAAAGTATCTGAATGAGCCGCTGGACCTGAATGATGTGAATCCCGGCTCCTATCGCGGCCTTATTCCGTTTGATCGATGGAGCGGAATCACACCTGGTTCGGAGATTTCTGAGGACCTCGACTATCCGCTGAACTTCGGGTTACCTGAGACGTACACGGTGCGCACGGAGGCGGATACCTTCGAGGTTCACCATTCTCGCATCCTGCGCTTTGCGGGTTTAGAGGTTCCCAGTCCTGAGTTTCAGGCTCAGAGCCGGTGGGGAATTTCGGTTCTCGAAGTCGTCTACGAGGAGCTGCGTAAGCGCGACAACGCGAGCTGGTCGATTCTGCAGCTTCTCTTCCGGGCGCAGATCCTAGCGCAGAAAAATCCCGAACTCGCTCAGATGCTCTCCGGTGCAACGGCGAGCGCTCAGAATATGGCGCGGTTCCTCAGTACCATGCAGACCCAGAACGAATTGCTCTCCAATCAGAGCATGATGATTCTGGGAAAAGAGGGAGGGCTGGAAACTCACCAGTTCTCGTTCACTGGTTTAGCTGAAGTCCTCCAGCAGTTCCAGATGGATATTTCGGGCGCGGCAGAGTACACGGTCACGCGCTTGTTTGGTCGGACGCTTACTGGGCTGGGACAGACGAACGATGGTGACGAGCGCATCTACGAAGAGAAGACGGCCCAGAAGCAGCACGACGAAGTGAAGCCGCAACTCGATAAGCTCTTCCCGGTCATCTGCATGTCGGAATTTGGCGAGGTCCCGGATGATCTTGATTACGCGTTCCCATCGGTTCGCGTCCTGACCGAAGAGGAAAAGGCCAACCTCGCAAAGGATGGCTCAGCCGCGGTTGTGGAGGTTTCGAATTCCGGCCTCGTGACGCCGCGCATGGCTCTCCGCGAGCTGCAGCAGCAGTCGCAGACAACGGGAATCTGGACCAATATCACCGAGGAGGATGTCCAGCGTGCCAGCGATGAATTCCAAATTCCTGGCGAGATGAAGTTGGACGAGAAGGGGCTTCCAGAAGATGGCGAAGGCAGCGCGGCAGACGCGGCGGCGATGGATGCAGAGTGGAATGAATCTGATCATCCGCGTGCCGAGAATGGTGAGTTTGGCAGTGGTGGCGGCGGCAGTTCGTTTGAAGTTGGAGGCGAATACCAAAACTCATTACGTAAGGTTCCCCACGCTGAGGCTATCGCTGAGTCTGAAAAGCGCCATCGGGCCAAGAACGCAGAGCAAGGTAGAATCGGGACCGTTGCCAACAAGCTGCTTGACCGTGGGTATGTCCAACTGAGTCCAGCAGTATCGAATTACAACTCGTACGGAAAAGGGACGGATTATGCGAGGTTCCGAGCGCCTAGCGGATATGAATTTGAGGTCCGTCTCGGTGATCATCCAGCAGCTCCAAATAATCCCGCTCTAGATGTCGGAGGCGACACAGATAAGGACGTGGACCGTCTGGTTGAAGCCGTCAAGAGGAATCAGGAGTCGATTAAGCAGGGACAAGAGAAATACGCATCTGAGGCTGTCCGTACGGAGAATGCGAAATCCGCATGGGAGAAGATGCCTGAGGACGAGCGGGCGCAGGTTTACAAAGCTGCTGGACTCCCAGTAGGGAAAAAGGGAGCCAAGTGGCTTGATCCTGATTCCGCATTCGGTAAGAAGTTCCGGACGGCCCTGGTAAAACACGTCGAGAGATAGTTACGACGCTAGAATGTTTTCCATTCGGTCGCCGATTTCGTTTTCGACGCTATCGGCTAAGCGGTCATAATCGTCGTCAGCAATGATGATCGCTGCGCGATTGTGGGCGAGGGCATTGATGTAGGCATCTTCGTCCACGGGTGGAACTGGAGGATGCTCTCGATATTCCCGCGCCGCATCTTGTGCTGCGGCTTCGATCAACTGCTCACGCATCAAAGTGACGGGTTGATTGTGAAACTTGCTCTGGACACCATGCAGGGTTAGGACGTGCTCGGTTTTCATCTGAGTCTCCTAGAATCAGGCATTATACTGCCTTTCAGGGTACAATGGCACGCATGAGTAAGCGCATCAAGGTGCAGGCTTTTGGCACTGGAGTTCTCGTATCGATCAGCGTGGAGGAGAATATGACGGTCTCCGCACACCTGGATGCGGACGATGCGCGCGACTTGCTCGATAATCTCTATGCGGCACTCACCCCGGACGGCGCGGATAGCTTCCCCTCGGATATGCAGAATTTCCCGCGGGCGTGAACCTGATCTAGCGACCTGGCATAAAGGCTCCTTAACCGGAGCCTTTCTTAGTTGGTAATCATGAAAAAGCATGAATGGTCGCCACAGCGCCGCTTTGAGCGCCAATACGAGACGCTCATCCAAAAGCTGTTCCGGCGCGCATGGGAGCAGTCGAATCCGGGTGACCTGGTAGCGATCCTCGAGGAGATGGCGCAGTCGGAGACGCTGTACCAACTTGCCGAGCATGCGGCGTTGCAGATGATCACGGGCCTCTCGGTGCAGAACGCTCGCACCTGGCGGGAGGCAGCGCGGCTGTCGATGCGTGGGCCTGAGATTTATCGCGCGCTGCAGGGCGAGATGGAAGGCCCGGTCGGTTTCCGGGTGCGGCAGCTGGTTCACCAGAATGCGAAGCTGATCACCGGCATTCCGCGTACGCTTGCGCAGCGCATCACCAAAGAGGTCTTGGAGGAGTCGCAGGCAGGGCGCCAGGCGGGATCGATTGCGGCAGATCTACGCAAGCAATTCCCGCAGATGGCAGCGTCACGAATTCGGCTCATCAGCAGAACTGAAGTCAGCAAGGCGAGTACGGCACTCACTCAGGCGCGGGCAGAGAATCTTGACCTGAACTGGGCCTCGTGGTGTACATCGGAAGATAGCCGTGTTCGTCTCAGTCACCGCAAGATGGACAAAGTACTGTTTGACTGGAATGACTTACCATCACCGGAAAGATTGGCCGGCGAGAAAGCGACACTTGGAGAATACGCTCCCGGATGCGCGCCGAACTGCCGATGCTACGCAGCCCCGTTGCTTCGTCTGGATGCCGTCAAGTGGCCATGCAGGGTCTATCGGAATGGAAGCATCACTTATATGAGCATGTCTAGGTTCTTAGCCATTGCGGGTCCTGGAGTGAGAATGCCAGCGGCTTAGGCTGGAAGATGCTTCCATGTATGACTCGAGCGTAGAAAACACAAAACATCCTGTCTTCCACGGTCCTTCGGGGCCGTTTTTCATTGCACCGAGAAAAACACTATGCCTATCGCCTACTTCTATTCGATCCGGCTTTCCGAAAACATCGCCAAAACGGATGAAGGGTACCTCATCTGCCGCGATGCCGTGATTGCCCGGACTGGGTTCCAAAAGTATCTCGGCAAAGAGCTTCCGGCAGATCAGCTCCGCAAGCTGGGGGTGACTGTAGCCGCGGGTGAGTCGGTCAATGTTTACCGCCCTCCCGAAGAAGTATTCCGCACGGAGACTATCGCCAGCTTTGAGGGGAAGCCGATCACCGACGGTCACCCGGATGGCGATGAGTTTGTCGATTCAGAGAACATCGCGGAGCTCCAGCAGGGACACATTCAGAACGTCCGTAAGGGCACCGAGCCCCTTGAATCTGGAGAGTGGCCGCTGATCGCCGACATTCTCATCACCCATGCCGATCTCGTTCGGAAGGTGGAGACCGACAGGCTGCGTGAGCTCTCCGGTGGCTATAACTATAACCTCGGGCTGGATGTTGAACAGCTCATTCAGAAAGACATTCGTGGCAACCACGTCGCGCTCGTGCCGAAGGGCCGCGCGGGACAGGAAGCCAGAATCAAGGATTCGGCTCCGCCGGAACCTGTGAAGCAATCACGAAAGGACTATCACGTGAGCAAAGGCAAGGCAGCAGCGTTTTTCCAAGCTCTCGGGTTTCAGGCATGGGCAAAAGATGCCAAACCCGAGGAAGTGGCGGAGAAGATTGAGGAATTGAAGGCCGATTCCCCCAATTCCCGCGCGGGTGAGGCGGCTAAAGACGCCGATGCTCACGAAGACAAACCCGTCAAGGCCGAAAAGGCTGAAGACAAGAAGGCGAAGGACACAGTGGACCCAGAGCGCGAAAAGATGCACGCGGCACTCGATAAGGTTCTCGACAAAAAGGCGAAGGACAGGAAGGCGGAGGACGCCAAGTCCGAGGATGCCGATCTCGAGAAGCTGAAGGAACTGCTCGGCGAGTTCTTCGATGAGGAAGAGGAAGAGCCTCAGCACGAAGACGACGCCGACGAGGATGAGTCCGAGGAAGAAGCCGAGGACGCTGACGGAGACGGCAAAGAAGAGCACGAACGCGAGAGCGAACTCGTCGAAGGCAATGACTGCAAAGTCAAGGACGGCAAGGCGAAGGATGGCCTTCTCGTGCAGCCGATCAGCGCGGGAAAGAAACCTGCCGCTGCGAGTGAAGGTGCTTTCGTCCTGAACGCCCTGCGTCCCTTTGTGGCCCGTGCGAAAGACGCCAAGCTGTGCAAGGCTTTCGACGCGATTGCCGAGCAGGTCAACAAATCGGGCAAGCGCGAAGGTAAGGGCGGCTACGGCGCATTCGGTAAAGCGGCTTCCAACGTCGACAAAGACTCCGTAGCGCGCGCCAAGGACGCTTCCGGAGTTGAAGAGAGCAATGCGGCGCACGTGGCCAATCTCAACGCGATGATGGCAAAGCACCATCGCAAAAACATGGAGGTGAAGTAATGCCGTTCGGACAAGTCATCCAGCCCACCGGGCTTAATCTCGGATACCCTGGCACCTTCTCGCGCATGGCCGATAGCGTCACTGCCTCGCGTCCGGTGCTGTCCACCGCTCCCCACTCCATCTTCTTTGGCCAGGCCG